GCTTCTGGCAAATAACGTTCTCCCGTTTTGGAAGAAGGTTTCCCCGACTTAGTGCGCCATTTCTGGTCGCCCCAGTTTTTAAGGGATTGCTGTGGCGCTTTCAGTCTCTATAGCCCCCACCTGCCGCCTTGTACTTCTTGGCTACAAGTTGGGCCTTACGTGCTGACCATTGTCCTGCACCTGTGCCCTGAGTTGCTGCCGCCTTTACCTGAGACACAATCTTCTTGCGAAGACTAGGCTTTGTGTAATTACCAGCGGCGTTGACCTTAGACTTCACTTTTCCACCCTCTGCGTACTGCGTAAAGTCGGTGTCATCCCTTCGGGCAGTCTTCTTGCCTTTGGGCATTTTGGAAGGGTTTATGGCTCCCATGCCGCGACTGGCTCTCATAGCTTTAGCAGGTTTTGCCGCCCATTTTCATGGTAACCATCTTGCCTTTGGTTTTACCCTTGGCCTCAATGCCACCACCTTTAGCCGCAAAAATAGGCACTTTTTTGCCGTCTTTCATTTTCATAGGCATGCCGCCCTTTTTCATACCCATCATGCCAGCCATAGGAGTAGCTTTTTTCATGCCATCCTTAGCAGTGCTCATGCCGGGTTTCATTGTTGCTTTACCCATCTTAGTAGTAGCCATAGTTCCACCTTGTTTAAAAAGTGCCATCGAACCGTGATTGGTCATTGGCTGGTTAACACTCTGTACATCAGCGGACTGTGGGACTCCTGCTTTCTTGGCAAACGATGCGTTATTAGCCACCGCCGCCATGAAATTGTGCTGTTTCTTACTCGTGCTTGGCATACTTAGCCACCAAGTTTTTAACGGTTTCGGTTTCCCAGATGCGGATACCCATCCACACAATACCTAAAAGGCTACCAACCAGCGTGGCTATTGGAGTCATCCAGCCCATAACACCAGATAACGTGACTGTTAGAGCCGCGCCGTCTGCAAGAGTTTTAACTTCTTGTCCGTTCATATCATCCTGCCTTTGGTCTTGCCTTTAACGCAACAACCGTCTGCACGGCTAGAAGCGGAAGAAACTTTGCCACCTTTTTTCATACCCAATTCTTTAGCGGTAGGACCACCTTTTTTACCACGACCTGCGCCGCCACCTTCATCATTACCAGACGAACTAGGGTCTTCTAAATAACGCATTGCCTTGCGGTCTGGTTTGTGGGTTTCAATAAGTTGGGCTTTGCCTCGCATTAATTTTTGGACATCAAATTTGTCGCCAGATTGGTCTGCTTTTGTTGGGTCAGCGTCATCTGCAATGGTGTAGCCGTAACTGTATTTTGGTTGTCTTGACATGATATTTCCTTTAACATTTCCAAGCCCGCAGGCTTTTGTTAATTCTAGAGTTCGGGTCGTTCGCTGTTTTTGCGGATGTCAATTTCTTTTTCATCCCACTCATACGGGCGCAGAAAGAGTCGCGCCTTGAGCCGCCTTCTGGTTGCGGCGGTTTCAAGTTCATCCCTTGCTTTTTCGCGGAGGCTCGCCCCTTGGCATTCAAGCCACCCTTCTCCGATTTGCCTTCTTTGCGTTGCCATGCGGGGGATTTAGCCATAATAAATCTGCGCTGAATCAATGTTGGTCATCAGCGCGTAGATGCCATTAACGGCAAGCACGCCCTCGCCCGGAATAAACGGCGCATTACTGAAAGTATCAGTGCTGTCAATTTCGTATGTCAGCAACCAACGCCCGCCACCACTTACATATGAAGCCGCAGTAGAGGTGATGGTTCCGCTATTGATGTCTGTAAGCGTAAATGTGCTTGACGAAGCAACAGTAATAACATAGTTGCCGTCTGTTGCTGACTGACTTGTATTGCTGTCAAAGTGGATGCCAACAACATCGCCTGTAGACAGACCGTGAGCCGTTTTTGTTACCGTTACTGTTGTGCCGGAACGAGCGTATGTAACGCTGGATGTTACCGGAGCACGCTGGATGTTACCGGAGCGGTGGTGGTGTCAAACAACACTAGTGTGGCATCCGAGCCGCTGCCAAAGAACGAAATGCCCTTAACACGATTTCTGCCAAGAACAAAAAAACCACTTTGGTTTAGGTGTCCCTGTTTTACGTCATATTGCATTGCCATAATCAATCTCCTTTAAAAACGGGGCCAAAGCCCCTTGAGTTGATTAAGAGTCTGCAAACGGTGTAGCGACAGTGCCGGAACCAATAACATTCCCATTCACCATGTACTTGTTAGCAGCAATCGCCACAATCTGAACCCATGTGCCAGCAACGCCGCCGGTAGTTGTACCGTTCAAGTTGATGAAGTCATTGGAAGAGCCGTTAGCAGAGAAAGCAACCACAGCACCAGATGTGTCTGAATCAATAGACATTACAGCGCCGACGTACAAGTCACCAGAAGCAGCGGTAACACCGATTTTCAACGAGCTAGTGGAGATAGTTGTGGGCACCCAGATGGTGTAAACAACGCCTTCGTTGTTCAGTGTATTGGGGTCTTGACCGGGGCCAGACGTAATGGGGTTAGTTGAAACATTGATCGCGGGCAATGTCAGTGTCAACGCAGCGGCTAAAGAGCCGCCAACAGAAATGATACGACCGCCGTGGGCTTCTGGGCTCAATGTGGTGCTGGTTGTGATCTCAACAACAGCGGCTGGGCCCTGCTGATAGATGCCGCCCAATGATCGAACTGGGCCTTGAAACGTAGTACGTGCCATGTTTTTTCCTTACATGCAAGTTGAGTACATCTGTCTGCATGTCGTCAGCCGGGACTGTCAGATGTACCGGAAAACCCCGGAATGGTTTGAATATACACCAAAAGAAAAAGGGGCACAAGGCCCCTTTTGTTAAGAACCAGAGGAACCAAAGGCACCTAATGGGTCAGAAAAGCCGAAGCTGTAACGCTCACGGGCTTTGTAGCGGACGTTGCCAGTATCAAAGTCGCCGTCCATTGAAGTAGCTAAAGGCACACGTTCAAAGTGTTTTAAACCATTAGGCACGTCAGTCAACAAGAACCAAGCATTGGAATCGGTCAGGTAGTTATTAACTGTGTAACCCTCTGGAATTGAACCGTTGTTTTTCAACGCGTTGATGTCGTTGTCAGCGGTACCAACACGAAGGTTAGTATCTAACAAACGAGTAGCAACGAATTGCAACTGTGGGGGCACAATTAATTTACGCGGTTTAGCAGCAATCAACAGTCCACGCTCGTCAGTCCAAGCTGCAATTTGAATAACGGCGGCTTCAAGGGAAGTCTCGTTTAAATCGGCGTTGGTAGATGAGGTGTTGGAGTTAACACCACCAGAAACCAAGGGGTGTGATGTGCTAAATAAAGCAACACCGTCGCCACCAGCATAGCTAGCAGAGAAGCCGTTGTTTAAAATAGACGCAGCCTTAACCTGTTTTGTGTAGGCCATAGCACGAGCTAATGCCTTGGTGTAACGGTTAGACAAACTGTCGTACAAGTTATCTTCCATTGCTTCTTCAGTGATGGAGAAGCCTTGAGCGATAGTCTCGTGGTTGTAGCGGGCTGTCCATGCTTCTTGCGCATTGTCATAAGCGATGGCAGAACCTTCGTTTTTGACTGGTGAGGCAGAGAAGCCAGACAGTTTTGTTTCTTCTTCAAAAGAACGCTCGGAAGCTTCAGTCTCGAAGATTTCTTTGTGTTGCTCACCGTACGTTGCGTACTCCATACCAAACAAAGCGTTTAGACCGGGAAGCAACTCTTTAAGTAGTTGTGCGCGTGAAATAGCCATGATTTATGCTCCTTATACGCCAGTTGAATTGTTGTACTGGTGCATAGTCGCGTTTATCTTGACGATAAATTCAACAAATGTATCAGCGCCTGTTGCTGTGTCTCTAACCACATCAATAATGCGGATAGGTAGAGTATTAGTAGTAGCTTGCGTACCTTCATCAATTGCTACAGCGGAGTTACCAGTGGTGGTAGAACCAGCGTTTTGAATCAGAGCAATGTTATTACCAATAGCAGAAATGCCCATTCCAGCCACGGTTGTGGTTGCAGAACAAGAAACTACTTGAAACAGCGTGTCAGGGTCATCTGCAACAACGGCGAATATCTTTGTGCCAGACTTGATAGACTGACTCGCTGGATAGAACTGTTGTTGTTGAATTTGACCTGTTGAACTATTAGTAAAACTAACGCCTAAGAACACACCAACAGGAGTGGCGGTTGTAGTGCCAGTATCTTTCTCAATTGTTCCATCAGAAATACGTTTTACTAAGTCGCCATAAAAAATGTTCGTGGCATAACCACTTGCAATTTCCATTTGACGGGTTGCGCCCGCAAAGACCTGACCGCCAATCAAATTGACTGGTTTCAGCCCGTACGGTTTATCTACGGTGGGGTAAGCCATTTAAGACTCCTTTAAAAAGTTAAGAACCAGAACCAAAAGCTGTGCCGCGAGACACGCTTGATTTTTTCTCTGTAAACGTCGGCATACGGGGGTCACTAACACCCATAAATTTCGAATCTACAGAATCAGTTTGAGCCTGTGCTTGTAGCGCAAAATAAGCATTGCGTTCTTGCACAATTTCAAGTGGACACGCGCATAACATCAAGCCTCCAACTTCCACATTGCCGCTGGCATTACCCGGAATTTCTAGTTCTGGATAGTCCTCGGCTTTGACAGCCTCCCAACCTTCGCGTCGTTTTTTAGACACGTTGGTATGCATAGATTCACCCAAAACAGATGTTGCAATCCAACGGTGACCAATTCCCGGACGTGGGTCTGGGTCTGGTAAAACTGAGGCAGGGCGCCACCCAACGCGTTTGATAGCGTCACGGGTTGTTTTAGTACGTGCGGTGCGGTCAATTTCAGCCATTATTGATTCTCCATTGCTGCTACATGTTTTGCGTAAACGTCTAAGGGAACTCTTAGTCGTTTGGCGAGTGCTACTTGCGATTCAGTCAAACGAATTTTTTTCGCAGACGTCGCACGATTTGCAGGCGCAACAACAGTTGCGGGTTTGTTTTTTGGTGTGTCCCGAACAGTAGATTCTTCGTCTAAAGTAGACTTAAATTTGTTGGGGAATGTGCGACGCATGTTGCCGTCGATTTGAGTAAAGTACTCGTCGGTGCGGGCAAAATCTTGCCCGTATTTGTCTACTAATTCTTGGTGCAGACCCATCGCATAAGCTGACATGGCTTTTTCCTTATCGTCACCGAACCAAGGATTCCGTTCTATCCATTCGGATGTCTTCGGGTCCAGCTTGGGTGCCGCAGGTGCGGAGGCTGTTTGAGCGGACTGTACAACATCATTTTGCTGTTGTAAAGGGGTAGGCTTGAAATTTTGTGTTTGTTGTATTTTCATACCCGCAAACATCATTTCTTCCTGTGCAGAAGCAAGGGCCGCAGAATCCCCTGCATCGTACGCCTGCTGAAGTTTGGCCTTGGCGGTGTCGAGTTCTATCTTTGCCAGCGTCTGAACCTTTTCTATGTACGCCTTCTCACCGTTTTGCACGTACTCTTGTAAACGGCGGTTTTCTTCAACAAACGACTGGGCTAACTTTTCAAGTTCTTGCTTATCTTGTAGTGCCGCTTGTTTTGCACGTTCTTCATCACGGCGTGCATAAGTCAATTTTTCGATACGCTTGCGTACATTTGACGAATACGAGTCCAATTCTTCTTCTGTAGGGTCTTCTACATGCCTGTTTGTAGTGTCGTATTGCGTTTCTGTGGGCAAGACATTATCAATAATTTCAATCTCAGGTTCTTGCTTTTCAACCTTTTGTGTTACTTTTTCGGGTTCTTGACCCTCAATTTCAAACTCAACCTTTACATCGTCATTGCTTTTAGCGTTGACCTGTATTTCATCAGGGAATTTAAACGTATCACCTTTAAATCTTGACATATCTATCTCCTTAAGCGCGGCTTATGCCACGGGGGTCTTGCACGGTTGCTTCTACTTGGTCATCGTTGAGCAAGCGAAACTCTTTGCCGTGAATTTTTACGCGTGTTCCCGCGTACGGGCGCGTTAAAACGAAATCACCTGCTTGACAGCGGGGTCCACTAGGGAATTTAGTTTCATCTTTGTAGCATTCGGGGCCAAGTTCCATCACATATAAGACAGGCGAGGTCATCTCGTCTGCTCTACGGGTGGCTTCAGCGCGAATGATGTTTGAGCCTTCAAATGTCTCAGGTACATCAATTACTGCGGCTAATAGCATCCACCCTTTGGGGGTAGGTAGTTGTCTTGCCCTGTCTTCTATCGGTATTGATTCGACATCTTTTTCTGTAAGTACAGGTACTTCTGGTATGGCATACATGCCGGGTTCTAGCGTGAGTTCACTCATCGTTTTTCTCCATCGTTTCCGCGAGGTCGATTAAATCCCTCTCTGCGTAGGCCAGTCCCTCGATCACCCCGCAAAGCTTTTGGTATTCACCAAAATCAGCGCACTTACCTGTAGCCACTGTGTCGGCTAGGTCATTCATGCGTTCGCGAAATTTCTTTCGCAATATTTCAAGTTCTTTTATCAATCAGGTTCCTTTGGTTGTTGCGCCTTTTGTTGGGCGGATTGTTGTTCCATCTGTGCTCGGTTTCTAGCCACTTCTGCACCGATACGCAAGCCTTCGGCTTGTTGTTTAGCAGAGAGGTTCAGCTTGTCACTCTCCGCTTTTGCGCCAGTCTGCATGCCAGCGATTCGTTCTTGGGCAGCGATGCGTTCGCGCTCGATGTCGAGTTGATCTGCTTTCGCAGCCGCATCCATCTGTAGTTTCTTCTCGGAAATCTCGACCTTCTTGCCTTCCAACTGCAACTTGGCTTGCTCGATTTGGACGGCTGGGTCTTGGGCTTGCTGTTGAGCCTGTTGTTGTGCAACCTCTTTCTGATTGTTTTGTAGCAACTGTTGTGCGGCTTGTGCCACCAACGGTGCGAGTTGCGCTTCCACTTTCGGGTCCATCGGCTGGTCTGGTGCAGGCAGTGGTACCCCCAACTGTGCTTCGACTTGTGCGCGGTACTCGAACCCAAGGTGTTCTGCAATATGTGCATGTGCCGCAGCCAGCAACATTTGAGCCTGCGGGTTCTGACCCAACACTTGTGCAATCTTGGGGTCTTGCATCGCAGCCATGTGGACGGCGATGTGGGCTTTGTGGTCTTGAGCGATAAACGCTTTGACTGGTTTGCCCTTGATGATGTTCATGTTTTCTGTGACTGGGTCAATTGGCTTCATGTCATCTTCCAACGGCACGAGTTTCTCAGCATGCTTGATACCCAACACATTTAACATCTGGCGATGCAACTGTGGCAAGTCATAAATCTGCGGTGCCTGTTGTGCCATTTGCATGACGGCTTGGTACTGCACAACACGTTGACTCATGGTTGCCGCGTTGGGGTCACTGACAGGGATTACTTCAACTTGGTTGTAGTCAGACTCTTTAGCTTGTGCGCCGCGTGGACCATCAGCATCGTATGAATAGTCTGGGTCTGTGTAGTCGCGGATGATGCCAGCCAAAAGTTTCAATTCTTGTTTCAAGCTGTAGTGCAGTCGAGCCTGTACAGCAGACATCACCTTTAACATGCGCTCAAGGATAGCCAGCGTTGTACCCACGGGCGCGTTCGCGCTCATGTCAGCGACCTTCATATCAGCCACCGCCGCAAATCTGCGTGCGTCATCAACAATCTGGTTCATCAACGCCAACAGCGTTTGGCTTGGCTCTTTGTATGGCAGGTTGACGATGTTGTCTTTCAACGTACCCGATGTGATGTCCACATCACGGTACTCGCCCGGTGCGATGGGAGTGTCGTCTCCTTTGATACGCAGACCACGGGTCTTTAAACCGCCGGGCAAATTAGACAGCGTGCCCGCATCAACCAACTGGCGTGTAAGAGATGTCGCGCTCTTTGCAGCACCGCCGATTAAGTGAATCAAACCAAAGCCATACGCTCCGAAGCCGGGTATGTATTGGTAATGCACAAAGTGCTGGCGTGTTTGATGTGTTTTATCTGGTTCTTTCCAATTACGACGGATAGACAAAATCTCTTTGGTGTCTTTGACCATCGTGATGACGTATGGCAATGCAAGACCTGTCTCTTCGCCATCTTCGTCTTTATCTTCAAAGCCGGGCAAATCAATCTCAACGTGCATTTCAAGCAACTGAAAGCGGTCATCGTATGACGCGCTAAAGCCTGTCTCTTTGTCTTTGGCTTTCTGAATCTCGTCAACTGTTTTGCTTGGTTCACCCAACTCGATGTCGCGGTAGAACCCTGCATTGATAAGACGCTTAATCTCGTTCTCGCTCTTGCGCATGCGGTGTGTCACGCGGGGGCTGAGTGTCATCTCAGACGTTCCGTACGGCAGAATCACATCTTCTGCTGGTATAAACATCGATACTTGGCGTGCTAGCGCGGGGTCGTAGTACACCTTCTTAAATGCTGAACCTGATATGGGCAAGTTCCACAACATCTTCTCGTGTTCTGGGCGGTACTCAACCATGACTTCAGTCAACTGATAGTTCATGTCATCTTGCACGCGTTTGGCAGCGGCTTCTTTTTCGCGGTTCTCTTTGCCAATAATTATTGTTTTAACAGGCCCCATCGCTGGGAACGTTTCCATGATGGTTTCAGATTGGAAGCGAACAACTGCTTCTGTCAACATGGGGTGGAACACACCACACGCGCCGCTCCACGGCTCAGTGCGCTCTTCGTACTGCAACCCGAGAAGTTTTAAACCTTCTGTGTAAGTCTTTTCCCACTCTTTGCGACTGCTGATGTCGTTGTCGTAGTCTTCTAGCAAATCACCTGCTAACGAATTTAACTCGCCTTCATTTATGTGGTCAGCTAAGTTATCGTTGAAATCTGTGCCGTCTTCGTCTTTTTCTTTATCGGGCACGAGAGTAATCTCTACGCTACCGTCATTAAGGGTCACCATGTCTGGGTTATCTATCTCGATTTCGAGGTCTGGACCTGATGTATCTTGCAAGCCCATTGGTGCGCCATAAAGTGCTTTATCGATTGCCATATTATTTCCTGAGTGTTGCACGGTTGGTGCGGGGGTCATACTTGTACGCCGAGGGTGTTTTACCACTGCTCTTATTCGCGCGGTCAATCGCACGTTCGCGTGCTGTCATATTGTCGCGGGCTTCACCTGCTTTTGTAAGAGTCTTGCCGTCGGCATTTAAATGCCCACGTTTTTGCAAAATAGAAACTGCGGTTTCACGCGAACCCACCTGCGCTGTTAAGCGGTCAATGAGTTGATGTCTTCCCATGAATTTCTGTGTAGCCATCGGTATCCTCAGTAGTACGCCGCTTTACGCGAACGCGACAAATAATTTCTGTCTTCATAGTCGCTGTCAAGACGGATAAACCCACCGTTGCGATAGCGTTGCAACGCCATTGACGTGCAGTCAACCATGTCGTCATTTTCAGAGGCTGGGAATGCGGCTACTTGTTCAACCACAGCTTCCGCCCAGCGTCTACCCGCAGGATACCAGACCATACCCGATCTGAACACATCAGCAACGGAGTTCAACCTCGCTACTTTATCACCCGTGCCCCTGTGTGGGGTGAATTCTGCCACGGGAATGCCCATTCGCCTAAATTCTTGGAACAGTGGGGTGCCGTTGGACTTCTTCTCAACAACGAACGAGTCAGGTTCCCACTCTTTGTACTCGCGCATGCACAGGTCTTTTAACTCTGGAAACTCCACCCGCACATTGATCGCATTCAGCAGTATCAAGTGCGCCGCACCTTGGGTCAACTCGTCATCCTCGAACACACCCCATGTCAATAGGGCTGAAAAGTCAGCGCGGTTGTTCTTTTCAGCCGCCGCGTCAAGCGTCATGATGATGTATTCGCAGTCTGGCGGGTCTTCCTTCTCCCATAGCTTCCACCACTCGCGCTTAATGATGGCACCTTCTTCGGATGTGGGGTTTTGTTGGTACTGCGCGTTCCATTGGTACGCGGGCATAGACGCACGGGTGCGGTGCAGAGCCTTTAAGTCGTAGAAGTCAGGCCACAACGCCCGCTCTTCTGGCGTATTTTCGTTAAATATCGCTGGAAACTCAAAAAACTCGTACTGATCGGACTCGCCGTTACGCGCCATGTCTTTCGCCATGTTCCCAATCAAGTCATTGGGGTGCCAACGTGTGTGGACGATAGCCACACGACCGCCCGGCATCAAACGCGTACGCGCACCGAAGGTAAACCACTCATACGCCTTGTGAAATACCTCGTAGTTGCCGTTAATGATGTCTTGTTCGTTGTGTGGGTCGTCAACTAATAGTAAATCCGCGCCCCTACCAGCCAAAGCAGAGCCAACACCTGTTGCAAAGTACTCTCCTCCTGCGTTAGTATTCCAACGTCCTGCGCTTTTTGAGTCAACTGCTAGTGTTACAGTCGGGAAAATCTCTTTGTATGCTGCTTGGTCTACCAAATTTCGCACTTTGCGACCAAAATCAACTGCTAAGTCTGAGGTGTGGGACACCATAAGTACTTTTTTATCAGGGAAATTGCCTAGAAACCATGCTGGAAAATAGACTGACACAAGAAACGACTTACCGTGACGCGGTGGAACAGACACAGCCACACGGTCTTTGCGCCCAAACGCCATATCTTCTAACAAACCCGCCAACTTCCTATGGTGCGCCCCAACCTTATAGTCAGGATTCATACGCACACAGAAGTCCAAGAGAGAATCTCGCGACGCCCGCGCCACTTCGCGACGCTCGACTTCCACGACTTCTTCTTCCAAAGCAAGTAACTCTTCCTTACTGAGCAAAGACAAGTCTTGGTTCAGCAAATGGGCTAGTTCAAGTTCGGAAGTCTCGTTCATCGGTCTTGGTGTTATCCACTACTAGGGTTACAGGTGTGTCGTCCAACATATCATCTGCCGCTTCGCGCAGACTTACCGCTTTGATGGGCACGTCTTGAATCTCCTCGGCCTTACTGCGAACTTGCAGTAGTTTGGAAATCCTCTCTTTAATAGACGCTTGCAACTCGATGGTCGTTTTGTGTTTGACCGTGACTTCGCTTCGCTCTATAAAGAGGCCAACATCGCCAATCTTACCAAGTAACTCTAAAGACCGCATCCTGATTTTGGCGTCAGGGTTGGTAGATTCTTCAATTAACTTATTAGTAACGTAGGTGCGAATCTGTACAGCAGACTTGACGACCACATGGTCGTACTCGCTCAGAATCTGTTTCAAGTGCATCACCGACCCAGCGGTGTTTACTGTAGCTATGTTTGCTGGAATGGTAGATGGGTCTGTGGAATCCGCGATTGATGCATGGAATCCTGCCCTTGCTTTCACCATATCTTCTTCGTTGGGGGTGTCATCTGCCCCAAACGCTTTCAAGAACTCGACAGTTTTAAAGAGCGCAGCCACCTTCTCGTGCAAATTCAGCACGTCTTTTTCTGCCTCTGGCAGAGGGTGGGATAACTCTGGGACGCAATTAAACATGGGCGCACTATACCAAAAAATAATAGAACCGGTTAAAAAATATTGATGGGGGTATGTTCCGGAACGTGGGGGTGGGGTCTAGATGGCTGGAAATATGAAGG